CTAGAGTCTAGAGTCTAGAGTCTAGAGTCCAGCTCTCTTATCTACTATCCCCCCTGCTCACCACCCCCCACCCACCCCCGGCCCCCGCTGGCCCCGCCCCACTCCATCTATGTATCTAGATTCTAGATATATATTCTTTGTGCTCCCCTCACTGACCCGGTTAGTCATTTCTTGGCTTTGAGTCTATATCCACTGGCTTCCACTGTCAGTATCTATTTACCTTACTGGACCCTAATACTGGAGCGTCCATGGGCGCTAATTCATAATTCATCGTGCGGCAGCGCATACGCCATATACCTTATAAATTCTGGAATATCGAATAGGTTGGAAAAAGGTAGGGTGACAGGTTGCATGGGCTTTGGAGATGCTTTCAGCGGGGTTGTGAGGCTGTATCGCGGGGATCTAGATGCAACAGGGTTGCAGATGCAACTGGGTTGCATGATGGTTGTGTGGTGTGGGTACTGGAGATGCTGGAGCTGGAGATGCTGGGGCGTCGGCTCCCTCAGCTGTGCCGATGCGCTCGAGCCGCACCGCCCTTCCACCCGGCTTCTAGGCCGGTTTGGGCCTAGTTTACAGCCCCATTCTGACGTAACCAGCTGGCATTTCAGGGCTTGCGATGGGATTGTGAATCCGGTCGCGGCTGGAATCGAGGGGGTGGAGGGGGGTTCGCCCGTTCAACTTGGGGTTACGACCCCCTCCCAAATTCGCAGCAAAAATTTTCACCACCTGTAGACCTTCGTATCCTGCGTCATGGAGCGTTTCCTGTGCCTCTCAGCCGCTTTGGCGGGATCGGAGTACATTGAGTCCTTCCACGCTCTGACAAGGCCTGTGAGGGCGTCTACGCGGTCATCGTGTCGAAGTGCTCCGCTGGCCCTGGTCATGAATGCGATTTGTCGTTGCAGCTCGTAATCCGGCTCTTTGGCGCTTGGTCTGAGGGCTCTGGGGTGGATGATGAGCCTATGGGTGCTCATGACTGGTTCCAGGGTGTCACAGACCCGAGCTTCCTTGTGGGTATTGCCCGCTGCCCTTGAGCCTTGAAGGGAGCACTTCCAGCCATTGGGGTAGTCTGGGTCTCGTCCCGGCTCAATAAAGTGCTGCTTGAGGGCGACGTCGAGCATCTGGCGGAATGTGCCGAAGACATCGATGTTTTCTTCGTAGAGGATTTCGGTGACGCGGTACTTTCGTGCTGCCTGGGCCATGGCATTGAGGTTGTCGGGCGTGATTCCTCCGCTGATTCCGATGACATCATGGCACCAGATGAGGCCGCCGAGCGATGATCCGATAGCCATGGCGGTCTCGTCTTTGCCTCGTCCTGCGGGGTCGATGAATGCTTTGGTGCCGAGATATGGAACGAGGTCTGGATCGACGTATATGGGCCTGTAGAGCCTGTCTGCAGTGAAGCCAAGGCATGGGATGGTGGTATCGGCGGTCGAGCCGTTGTGGTTCTGGGTGCCGTAGGTGAGGCTCACGGGCGCCCGGTCGATAGCCATATCGTAGATGATGAGGTCACTGAGCTTGAGCGGGTAGAGATTCTGGGCGCCGAGCCCTGATATCAGCCTGAATTGCATATCGAAGTAGGTGCGGCCCTCGGCTTGCTTGAGGGCGACGTACTCGTGGGGGAAGCGATGGGGGCATGTGAGGTCATCGGGGCGACTCTTGCCTGTTTCCAGCCGCTTCTGGAGGATTGGGGCGAGATTGAGGACTTCTTCGTGCGGGTGTGGAAGGGTGATGGGCCACGAGCGGAATGCGTATCCGCGGTTGGAGAGGCGGATGTAGAGCGATTCAACATGGTGATAGGTGCCGATGAAGATGATCTCGCCCGTGGGGAAGAGGATTGAGGCGAATTCGCGTACTCGGCGGTCGAGTTCGTCGCGGGCATCGACGGTTTTGGTGTTTTCCGGGGTTTCGAGGTCGTCTCCGATGACGGTGTGGGCTCGAAGACCAGGAAGCTGGCCGCCGATGCCGCGTGCGGAGACGCTGGGGTTTCGATCGGTGCCGCATGGCCCCACTGTAAACTGGAGGGCCGCGTCTTCCTGGCCGTCGCGGGGTGCCAGATATCTGAGGAAGCTGATTTCGTTGATCCAGCCACGAATCAGGCGGAGCGTTTTCTTGGCTTCCTGTTCGGTTTTGCTCGTCAGGAGGATTTTGTGGCCGGGATCGCGGAACAGGAGCCAAAGGGTGTAGCTGGCGGTGATGAGGTGAGTCTTGCCGATGGATCGGAAGGCCAGAATGCCGCGGCGGGTCTCAATCTTGCCGCCTCCGGCAGCGGCTTCGGCCAGGGCTTTGGGATTGAAGGGTCCGCGCGAGCCGTATTCGAGGATGTCGATTTCGACTTCGCTGAGCGGGGCGACTTGATCGAGTCCGCGGTCAGCCCAGACCGCCCGCACGAAGAGGATAAAGTCCTCGCGCATCTGGTCCAGCGTGACCACTGTTTCATCCTGTTGCAGCATCGTCGCTTTCGGTGTCTACGGCGGGGATCGGCTTGCCGTTGAACCTGATGGTGCCCGCGGCCCGGATGAGTCTGTCTGCCTGACTGCCGGGAATGGCCGCAGGCGTAAGGCCGATGTCCTTGACCCTGGCGTGGATGGCCCTGAGCATGGCCGCGGTGGGTGTCTTGCGGACGGCTTCGCCGGTCTCGTTGGTCACGATCTCGCCGTTTTCGAGGATATCGAGCATGACTCGATCGAGTGAATCCGCGAGCTGTTTTTGGGTGTCGTTTGCTGAGTCCATGGTCAGTCCTCCGGCAACTGCTGAGTGCTGAGGTCAAGAATCTTGCTGATGCCCATGATGTTTCGGAAGGGCATGAATGCCCGTATGAGCGCTCGAGCATCCTGCCGTGAGAAGTCTTCCTCGTCGTCCATGCCTGCCTGCAGCATCCCCGAGATTCCGCGTATGCCGTCCTTGAGCCCGCGCGATGTCGGGTTTTGGGTCATGAATGCGGTGAATGGATCGGTCTGGCCGGATTGCAACCCGCTGGAATATCGGGCGAAGCCGAAGACCGGGGAATCGAATCCGGCCATGGCGAGAACCGGGTCGATGGCTGCCGGTGCAACGCTCATCCATGACGATTGCCCCACTGCGGCTCTGGAAATCTTGCTCAGACTCAGCATCTCTTCTCTGAATTCCTCTGCATCCTCGCGTCCGATGCTCATGGCATAGGCACGACCAACATAGGCCGCGGCTGCGGTGAGTGTGGTGAGCCCGAGCCCGATGTAGGCGCGGGTGTCGTTGATATCGCGTGCCTTGAGCGTCTGGTTCGTCCATGAGGTGAGAGCGAATCGACGGAATTGGAAGATGAGCTTGGCCCAGTCGTTGGAGAGAAACTTCCTCATGTCGCCTAGGTCTTCATCCTGGATGACTCGATTCGAGAAGCGGACCAATGCGGTCTGGAGCTTTGAGGATGCGTCGATGTCGTCCCATTTGTGCCAGTTGGCCCGGAGCATGGGACGCCCGAGAGCGCCGGTTTCGGTTGATTTGTGCTTCTGGACCTGCTGGACGATCTTGTTCCAGTCGTCTTTGGTGATGCCAAGCGCCTTGAGCCGTGTATCGCTGAACGATCTGCCTGATGCCGCAACCTTCGTGATCTTCTGAAGCACCGAGAGTGCGGCAACGCGACGGGCAAAGACGGTGACGGGAGCGAGCCCGCTGAGGTCGGATGCGAACCGTGTTGTTGCTTCAAGGGCTCGATCAACGCGGCCCGCAACGTGTTCCGCGAGTGTGCCTGCTTCGTCGTAGCCGTAGTTGACGATCTGGTTGGCGATTCGATCGGCGCCAAGTCCGGTCATGAGTTCGAGATATTCCATCTCTTCATCGCCGAGACTTCCGTCCGCCGCCTTCCTGAAAAGTCGTCCCATTTCCGGGACGACTTTCAGCGCTTCGCGGAAGGTGCCCTCGCTGACGATGCGGTGCATTTCGAGAAGCGCCGGGATGCCGAACGAGCCGGAGTCTCGGAAGTGGTTGAAGCCTCGGATGCGGCGAAGGAGCGCTGCCAACTTGCCGTCTGATCCGATCCGCTGCCCAAGAATTGCTTTGTGCGCCCAATCGAGCTGATCGAACACGGCTTTTCGCTCGTCGATCTTCATGCCGGACTCGATCATTTCTTCGTCCATCCGACCGATGAGCGATTGCCAGCTTGGAGCCTGCATCTCGCGGAGAATTTCGGCTTCTGCTGAGTGGCCGAGAATCTGCCGGGCGTACATGTCGAACAGTTTGCTCGCGTCGTTTTCGAGCATGTCTTCCAGGCCGATGTGTTCGAGAGCGCCGTCCTCGGTGTCGAGGAGTTTTCTGGTCTTGAGGTCGAACGGAGTGCGGCGCTTGGCGCGGCTCATGACGTTGGCATCGTCTCGCGGCGTGATCGCCTTCACGATGGCGTCAACGGTGTTGTCGTCGATGTCTCTGATCTCGTCGCGGAGGATGGCTTCAAGCAGTTCGCGGTTCCCGCCTGAGAACGCGATGTTGCGCTCAAGAGCTGAGCGGTTGCCAAGGTCCATGACGTTGCGGACGAAGACCTTCGCCACCTTGTTGACCTGTTCGTCCGTGAGTTCGGCTGCCGCATCTCCCGCGCCGCGCCTGAATGCGTCGGCGAAGAGAAACTCAATTCGAGGTCTGCCGGTCGCCTTGTCTACGCCAAACTTTCTCATGGCTTCCATGACGCGGGCCGGATTCCAGATGGTGGTCAGGTATCCGTCTTCAATGTCGAATCTGTCAAAGCCCTTGACGCCGTGCCGCTTCGCCAGTTCGCCGAGCATGGAGGTGAGTCGAGATTGATTTCGTGCTGCAACCAGGACCGGGTTGTACTGGTCGGTTTCGGTAATTGGCGTATCTCGAAGGCTGCGAACCTGCATCGCTACCTGCTCGTTGAATGTGCGCCAACCTTCGCCGATGCGGACGTTCCGTACATTGTTCCGCTTGGCCCAGATCGCAAACTGCTCTTTCATGACGCGGTTGTTGGCTGCTCTTGCGCCGTTGAACCGCTGCTTGATCCATCTCGACGCGGCGAGCCGGTTGACGGTGCCGTCGGCTTTTGTGAGCCGGTCGTCAAGCATCATGGCGAGTGTGCGGCGCACGGTCGAAGATGGGACGGTGCTGAATCGTGCAACGGCCTGATCCAGTCTCCATGTCGGGTACTTCGCCGGTGCGTCGGTGAATTCGTCGGCGCGGAAGTCGCCCGCCTGTTTTGGCGGAAGTTCGGGGGCGTTGGGATCGGGCGGTGACGGCGGTTTCTTGGGAATGCCGCGCATGTCGCTCGGCGTAAGCCGCTGCAGCGCATCTTCTGCTGGCATCGCGCGAAGCTCTGCGGCGTATTCGGGATCGAGACGGTCGAGCCCTTCGTCGGCAATCAGGCGGTCAATCACACGAGCCTGATCCGCTTCTTCAAGTGCCGACTTGAAGTACGCTCGACCGTTGGCTGAGAGTACGTTTTCGCGGAGATATTTGAGCTGATCTCCACTGAGACTACGAGCCGATGCCGCGCCAATCGCGTGTTCAACGGTTTCATCAAATTCGATGGATTTGCGAGCCCGAGCCGCGGCACCGAAGAGAGCGCCGCCGCCGAATGATCCGAGCGCGGCCCAGAGTACATCGGTGCTGTCGCGGGTCGGGTTGAGTTCAACTTGCGCCGCGGTGATTGGTACATCGGCTGCTGCTGAGACAAGTCCGCCCTGGAGGATGCGTCCAAGTCGCGTGACGCGAGTGGTTGCTGCGAGCCCGCCGCTGATGGCCGATGCCGCAAGGAATACAGGGTCAACGATGTTGGCGAGAATTCGTGCGCCGGTGCCGGACCATCCTGATTCGGCAAGTTGCTGTTCACGCTCATAGAGCGAGAGCATCTGGGCTCTGATCTCGCGGGCCTCTTCCATGCTTCCGGCTGCTGCCATGGAGTCCCAATATTCGGGCGGGAGTCCGTCAACAAGTTCCTTGGCCTGCTCGTCGTTCAACTGGAAGTCGGGATCGTATTCGTAGCCTGAGCTGCCAATAAAACGGAGCGCGTCGGACGCCACCCAATCCTGCTGAATGGACGACTTGACCGCGCTAAAGAATCCAAGCTTCTTCGATTCGATGGCGCTGATTTCGTCGTCGGTGAGTGCTCTTGGCGGGGTGAGTACACCGCTTGGTGTTGGCATTTACAGTGCTCCTCGACGATTCAGCAATCGCAATTCCGCGGTCTCGTTCAACTGTCTGAGTCTCTTTTCTTCTTCGCTGAGCTTGAGCCCTCGAAGGTTCTGAAGCTGCTTGTACGGCTCGCCGATTCTGCGGTATTCCATCTCTTGCAGTTTGCCGATGAAGCGGTCGGCTTCTTCTGGCGTGTACCGCTTGATCGGAGCGTCCGGCGCAAACGCAAGTACTCGTTCCAGCGTGAGCAGTTCTTCCAGATCCCAGACCGCGCCTGGCCTGGTGCGGTAGTCGTCAACCGGCGTGGGCGCTGGCCCATCGGTCTCGTGCATCACAAACAGGCCGGTGCCGCCGATTGGAAGCAGTGCAAGTGTTGACGGATTGAGATTCGTCAAGTCGGGGTTTGAAGTGAGATACGATTTTGAGAGTCTGGAAGAGAGTTCGGGTAGATTCTGCGGGATGTTGGCGGTGGTGTCCGGGTTGATCGGAAGCATGACCGGGCCAATTTTTATCATCCGCGATTCGACCATCTTTGATGCTGAACGAAGCGCCTTCGGAACGTCGCCGCCGTTTGTCGCCGCAAGAAGCTGGGCGGTGCGCCTGACCCTTGACTGTACTTCGCTGGCGTTGGCAACGCTCTTGGTCCACGGTGCCGCTTTGCGTACTTCGTCGATGTCGATGCGGGGAATTTTGCCGGACTGCTGCGCGGACAGGGCTCGAAGGATGGCTTTTTCCGGCTCGCCGGTGTCGATGTAATCCTCGGCTGCCATTGCCATGTCGTAGACCATCCGCGACTGTTCATTCATATGCGAAGCGCGAAGCGGTTCGGGCAACTGCTTATAGAGGTTGTATCCGGCGATGGTGGATACCGGAATCTTGACCGGCGCTCCGCTGTTGTCGTTGGAAACGAATGCGAAGATGCCGACGTTTGCGCCGGTTTCAAGCGCGTTCTTCCATTCTGGAAGCGTGGCGTTGTTGAGCGCCAGAAACTCGGCGGTTCGACTGATGGCTTCTTCGGGCGTCTGGCTGATGCCGCGAATTTGTTCGACTGCTTTTGTGATTACTTCGTCTCTGATTTCTTCGCGCTTGACCGCGTATTTGTTGCCGTCTGAAAGCGTAACTTCAACGTTGGCGATGGCATTGAGTCCCGCTGGTCCGTGCCGCGCGTTGAGCATGTTGACCGCGCTCTGGTTGATGGCTTCGGTCCTGATCTGCTCTTTCTCTGATTTGATAATCTGCGATCGGACGCCCGCGAATTCCTGCTGCTCTTCACGGTCGATCATGCTGCGGAGCCGGAATGCTTCTTCGTCGCCGACGCTGCTTCTCTGCTCGTCGATCTTGCGACGGATTTCGTCGTAGCTGATATTTTTACCGCTGGCTCGCTCGTACAGAAGTCCTGCAACCTGATCCTGTGCCGCCTGCGCCGTGGCCCTTCGATTCTGGTTGACTCTTTCTTCCAGTGTGATGGCGAGCTTGGCTTCCTGAATTGGGTCCGCGCCACCTAGATACTGTGATGCGGCCTCGAATGCCTGCCGATTACCCTGGAGTGCCGCTCCTTGCATGGCCGAGAGTCCGACCCGGAGCGATGCTTCCTGTTCGGGAATGCCGAGTTGCTGGAGGGCGATTGCGGCTTTGGCGAATTCGGATGAATCGGCTGAGCCAATGGCCGGAAGGATGGCCTGCTCTGCCAGCGTTTCAATGGAATCCTGCTTGAGCTTGCTCTGCCAATCAACCATGGCGCGAACAAGCGACGGTGTTCCGGCTTCGCGGTATTCGCGGCGGAACGCATCGGTCTGTCCTTCGGTGCGAGCATCCAGATAAGCATGGAAGAATTCGGGGATTTCCTGCCCATCCGGAATGATGATTTTTCCGTCCTGGATGTCCTGGAGAATGAGCGGAAGATGTTCGCTGATGTCCTGCCGTGCAACGCCACGGTCATACTGCTCGGCTCGTCTCGCTTCTGCCTCTTCCATTTCGCGCTGGCGGGCAATGGCGGCTTCGCGCTGGATACCTGCATTGATGCCGACATGTACTGCGTTTGCGGCCAGCCCGAGCGCCTGCAATGCCTGATTGATTGTCTCTGCATCCTTGCTGTACGGCGGGGCAAAGACTGTGCCCGGCGCGTTGAGTGATTCGGTGATGCCGACTCGTGGAGCGCCGCTGTTGAGATTGCGCCGGAAGTCTGATGGCGGACGCGACTGCTCGAATTGGCTCATGTGTTACACCGTGGGCGGAAGGATGCGGTTTGGGTCAATGGGGGCTGGGACGTTGTTTGCCTGATTCAGTGCGTTGTATGTGTCGGCGGCTCCGGCGATTGAAAGCCCGGTACTGAACCCGGAGAGCCCGCCAGAGAGGGCGTTGAGAAGCGAATTCTGTACTCGTGATTCGAGTCCGATCATGTCTGCGTTCAATCCGCTGCGAACCCGAGCATCGTTGTTGAGGAAGCTTTCTTCGATGATGGAGCGATTGATCCCCTCGTCGTACTCGCTCTGGTTGAGAAGAGCTTGAGCACTGCCGCCCATGCCGACTCCGGCTTCGCCGAGAGCGACTCGAAGACGCCCGCGGACCTGCTGGGCTCTGATCTGGTTTCGGCGGAGTTCCAGGCTTGCCTGTCGAGAAAGTTGCTCCTGCTGAACAGAGGCGCTTTCTCGTGCTTGGCGCATCGATCTCGCGGTGGCTTTGTTCTGTGCCTGGGCCTGCGAGAAGTTGAGGGCAGCCCCTCCTATGGCGAGTGCGATGCCAAGTTCCGGTCCCATTTATTCATCCGCTCCTGGTGGAGTAATCGAGGTCATATTGAATGCCATTGACCGTAAACGGTCTTGGCGATGTGCTGTCAATGAAGTGTTCGATGGTTCTGGTGTTTCCATTGAGCCATGCTTCAAGCTCTCCGTCTGATCGAAGACCCAGGGCGGCCTCGAACGTCTTGGTTCGGGCCGCTCTGGATGTCTGCGTACTCTTGATGTTGAACGAGCCGCTGCGAGTATAAAACGCCGTGAGCTTGCGGATGGTGATGTACGCATCCGCTTCGGCTCTTCCGTTCTGGTCTCGAACGTATGGACGCGAGAACACGACGGATGCGGTGTATCTGCGGCCAAGCGCCGCGACTCCAGCCGAGTAGTTGCCCGATGCGGTGACGGTGTTGGAGACAACCGACGCTGGCGTCAGAATGGTTCCGGCTGATGATCCGAATGCAGGCCCAAGAACAATGGCATCGATGCCGGGGTCGGTGTATGGCAGCGTCCACGTTGTGGTGCCGCCTGAATGCACACCTGTTAGGTGGATTCGTCGGTCAAGTCTGACTGGGTACGGCCACGTTGTCATGGATAGGGAGTCCGAGCGATGCGATGAGGTACTGGTCTGAGACTTTGCGGCGTGACTGAATCAGGAATCTGAATTCAGCAATTTCACGCTCGTGTTTGCGGAGCATTTCCTTGAGCTGCGTTCGGTTGCGGCCCGCGGCAAGCATCATGGGCTCGCGGAGTTCGGCTTCATAGAAGCCGTCCTCGAAGATGCATGAAGCGATGACATGCTTGTTGAATGGCACTTCGATACAGGTTTCAGCGGTGCCGACCGCTGGCGTTCTGTTTGGGATTCGATCGTATCGGTGTGTCGCAACAAGGTTGTTGATGATGCGGCAGTCGAATCCGAGAAGACGGGCTCTGAGCGATAACCATTCTTCGTCCATGCCGAATCCTCGGAAGCATGGACCCCACCCACCGATGGCATCCAGCGTTTTCTTTGGAACGGCATAGCACGCGCCCATGATGCAGGGAATGATTGGGCACGGATCGTCGATCCTGGTCTCGCGCCACGATGCCTTGATGAATCCGGCGTTGTCGGAGACGAATCTGCATCCGTGTCCGAGAAAGACCTGCGGGTCTTCAAAGCCGGTGGATGCGGTTGAGAGGATGGCATCCGGGTACTCGTGGTGCCACTGAATGATCTGGCTGAGCCAGTCAGCCGGGAATTGCATGTGGGCGTCGATGAAGATGTAGAGGTCTGCATCAGCAAGATTGTGGGCAGTGGTCCGGCCCGCGGCTACTCCGCACCGTTGCGGCATTCTGAATTGATGCAGCGCCGGACTGCTGCCGCCGAATGCTCTGCGTACTCGATGCTCGATCGGTTCGACGGATGAATCGTCGATGAATACAAATTCATCCGGGAGAGTGTCAGCCGCGAGAATGCTGTCGATGGTTCTTTCAAGGTCAACGCCTTCGTTCAAGACGGTGCAGCACAGCGCAATCTTTGGCTTTGGAGGCATGGATTCCCGTTCAATCTGTCTGAGCATCCCGTAGTATCGCTGGAGTCCAGACGACCCGACTTTTCGTGCAAATCGAGCGTAGGCGCATGGGTTTCGCCGCGACCATTCAATTACATGCTTTGGCCGGTTGTCGATGTCTGGGACGCGGGCCGTGATTCGATCTGGAATGTACTCGACCCTGAATCCGCCGTTCGGAAGATGCTTGACCGTGGCTTCGCCTGGTCCGTGCTTTTTCTTCAGTTTTTCGATGGTTTCTTCGATGGTCAGGGGCATGGGAGCCTGTTGGTAACGGTGACGGTGATATCAACGTCGATCGTGACGCTCGTGGTGTTGCCGCACAGATTTCCGGGCGTGGTTTCGGTGGCGACAAGTGAAGCAGTCTGGCATCCGGTTCCATTGGCTTCCATGCCGAGTACCCAAATGGTCCATGTTCCATCTCCGCGCATGACTGCATCGACGCCGTAATCCCATGTGATGGGGTCAAGTGTGCTGACGCCGCATCCGGGCGGAAGCTCGAATGAGCCGAAAATGTCGGACGATGAAACGCTCTTGTCGTTGCAGTTCTCGAAGCTCGAAGATGCCGAGTAGTTGATGTTGACGACTTCGATAATCTCGGTGAGTACGCCGCTGCAACAAGCCTGAAACGTGTAGGTGATGGTGCCGGTGACGGTGATGCTGCCTGAGCCGCGAGTGAAACACTCTTCGGTGGAGCAGCAAGCCGGAGGCGGGGGTGTGGTTGTGGGCGGGGCCGTGAACGATGGCGGCGGCGTTGTTGGCGCGGCGGTCGTTGTCGGTCCTGCGGTGGTCGTGGTCGTGGTTGTCGTGGTTGTGCCGGAGTTTGGGCATGGGCAAACATAGTGCTCATCCTCTTCTGAATCTTCCGGCCCCATCATGAGCCGTTCGATAACGTACTGGCTGTTGCTTTCAACGAGGATGAAGGCGCTGTCTCCGAGCATGGCGACATCGCACACCCGATAGTTGCTGTTGAATTGATACTTCGTCCAGCTTGACTGTTCTTTGCGCCCGCCGATCCAGTAGAAGCGGTAGACGTACATCTCGCAGCAATCGACCGGAAGAACGCCGACTATGTTGTGATTTGAGTTGGCGATGATGGATCGCACGGTGTTCGGAAGGAATCGCGGAACATGAGCCGAGACGTTTCCGGCGACGTTTGCGATTCGGATATCGTCGTAGTAATACTCACGAAGCTGGTTGTACCCCCACTCGTTCCCCACGAAGTAGACCGATGAACCAACTGGCTGCGGCCTCACTGGCGCAGACTGGTAGTCAGTGGATGGAGTGATGGCAGCCGTTGATGGTGTCAGTGCCTCGGGGGATGAGAGCTCGAACTGTCGTCCAGCCTTCGTGAAAATGAGCAATGTCTTTCGGAACGGAACAACAAAGTCGATCAGGGTGACTTGTTCCGAAGACAGAGAAACGTCGATCGGGTCAGAGTCAACGATTTCGGTTGCGTCATCCAGGAAGAAATTGAAGAAGTCGCCCGCCTGTGAAGCGACAAGGTGTTCGCCGCCTGCGAACCAGAGTCGGTTACGGAAGAAGAATACGTCGCTGATGGGCAGGCCGTTTTGCCAGAGCGAAGGGATCGGGTTCGTGTCGTTGTCGCCGCTGGTCCTTGGTTTCCAGTCGATCTGGTCAATCGAGAAGGTTGGCGGGCTGACACCGGTTCGCGTCATGCGTACGGGCATCTTGTCGGCGTCGATGCTGCCGACCTGAACGCCGTCTTCTGACCACGAGAGCCATCGATCGGCCAGGGGCACGGTTGATGTCGGCGGTGTTCCGGTGCCGACCTGCGAGTTGTCCGGCTGGAATGGCCTCGTGGTGGCTCTGATGTCGTATCCAGAAGATGGCGCTTCAAGATCGATGAAGCCAAGGTCCGCGCCGCGATATTGCGAAACGATCTGGAAGAAGCCGATGCCTCCGACAACATTGGGCGGCTGCCAGTTGACCAGCATCATCGTTGCGCCGTCGGCTTGCAGCGCGTTCTGGAATCGGAGCGCAACGTCGTACATATCGGCTGCCGCGGTAGTGTTGAAGTTGACGCTGACTTCAAACTCGCGGCTGATGCCGCCTGTGTCGATTCCGGTTCGATTTGATGCGGTCATGCCGCCAATGACGATGGTGTCATCGCTGGTTTTGCTGACGACTTGATAATACCCGGCTGTTACCGAAGGGCTGCCGCCTGAGAGCCTGATGTAATCGTCGGCGTGATGTGTGTACCCTGCGAACGCACCGACCTTAGTGAGCGTTGTGCCCGCGTGCGTATAGGTGTATCCGGTGATGTTTACTGACGCTGGATACCACTTCCGTTCCTTGAGCTTGAAGCCCATCGGATTCTTGTTGGCATCATCCCAGAAGTTTCCGGGCGCTCCCCAGCCCGCCGCCGTGATGTTCTGTGCTCGCCAGATTCCGAACGTGTTCGGGTCAACGTCGTACTGATAGAGTCCCGCTGGTTGGCTTCCTGCGGTCGTGGCTCGCCAGAATGACTGGTATGCCGGGTTGTACGATGAAAGAACCTCGAAGTTTTTGTACTCGCCGGAAACAGTGATCTCTTCGATACTCGTTGTGCCTGATACTTCAACCGTGGTGTTCACGATGATGGAGTAGTCGGCCACAGTAACAATGCGAATTTGATCGGCGGTCGGCGAGTTGAGTGCGAGATACGCCGCTGCAGCGCTGCTGATGGTGACGGCTGCTTCAACGCCTGCATCTGTGAATACCCGATAATCGCCTTCGCCATACAGAACCAGATACTTTTCTGACCCGTCGCGGTTGATGGCGTGAAGCCTGTAGTTTCCGGCTGCGTCTGGTGCAGGGTCCGGCTTGGCGATGAACCATGTGCCCGGCCTTTTGGACACTCCATCGACCACCGAGAAATCTACATTGACCGATTCCTCAACTTGATTATCGAATCGGAGATGCGTCGGCTGCTGGCTGATGCCGCCGTGAAGCGATGGAATCTTGATCCTGTTTTCTTGTCCCATTATCTGTAGGGCTCGTATCCGTATCGGTTGCCCTTGATGGATCTGGCTTCTGGAGTGTTGAGCATATTCGTCTGGCGAAGCTCGTTATCTTCGCGCATGGCGCGGAGCTTTGCTTTAGCAAGGTTGCGTTCCAAAAGCTGCTCATCGATAACGCCGCGCTTTTTGAATCGCTGGAATCGAGCCGATGCAACGGCGACGATGTATTGCGCCAGGTTGCGGCTGATGTATGTGAAATCAACCAGGCTGATGACGGTCAGTTTGACGGTCGATGTCCACTGGTTGTTGGCGTTTTCCTTGCTGTCCCAGAGATACCCGTTGCGAATCGAGATTCGTTTTGCAAGCTCTGGGTTGTATTCGCTGGGAATGATCCGAAGGATTGAGCTGGAAATTGCAATCTGCCCTGCGGTCGGTGTGAATTCCTTGTCGAATTCGGTGTTCGCAATCCAGCCGTCCGATTGAATGTCTTTGTTCTCGTCGTCAAGGATCGATTCGGCCTGGCCTGCTTCGGTTGCCTGTCCTGTTTCGAGCGCCGAGACTGCGGACTCGCCGATGGATTCAAGCATTCGATTGACTGCTTCAAGTTTTGTCATCTGAGGACTCTTCGATTTCTGATGCGTTCGTCGTCGCTGTTCAGAATCGCATCAATTTCTCGGCCAGCCAGATCAATGTAGGCCGCTGCGCTGGCAAGGTGCGATGGACCCTCACCGACGGTGCTTTCGTAGTAGCCAAGTGCGTTCATTTGGTCATAGGTCAGTATGGCGCTGAAGTCCACTGAGCAACAATTCGGCCAATCGGCTGCAAACTGCAACGCGGCATCTCTGAATTGCCGCATGGTTGTTTCAGCGGCAGCGTGCATGGTGTGCGTCGGCGTAATAAGGAAGTACAACATATTCGGGTCGTACCCGCAATCGTTGACCCAGATATCAAGCAGGGCATCGCGCATAGCCGTGAGATTGCTGTAGTAGCCAGCGCCGGTGTTGTTGTTGTTTCCGTCGCCGTTGATGTCGGTGCCTGTTTCGGTGCGGTCATTTGTGGCCGAGCAAATGCGCACAATGACGGGATAGCCACCGGATACAAGGGCATTTGACGGCTGGTGGTAGTGCCTGAAATACGCTTTGAGCTGGTCGCCGCCGGGAAGAGGCGCGATGGCCCGGGCCATGTCATAGAGAGAACCGCCGCCTTGTGCGATGAGCGTTCCGAC